ACATGCATCTGTGCCATGCCACGCAAAACCATGACGCTCTCCCAGTTATAGTCGGAAGCTCTATTTTCGACCCTGCACAAACTGAGCGCAATAAAAAGCCCGACATATAAGCCGGGCTTTGAAGTGCAAACCCCTAACGCGCAAGATCGATAGGATGGATAAATACTCTCTCATTTTCTCATTCGTTGCAATGGCTATTTACTACGCCGCACAACTTTCGATTAAGCCCTCTGAGTCGAGCAGCTCCTGAGCGGCAGTGAGCGCCTCGTTCACTTGGTCATCCAGCGTCTTGCGGATACGGGATCACGTTTCCGATAAGGCCGCAGCAGCCAAGCCCGCCGAACAAAGTCGATTCAATAAGGGATGCGTTTCTGGTCGTCCGTATTGGCGAGTGCATCGCCGCGGGCGTCAGTCGGCAGCAATGCTGTATCAACCTCAAGATCAGCTCCACGCTGCTCTACAGGCTGATCAAGGACTACGAAATCGAATATCCAAAGCTGAAGCCCGCGTTCCGATGAAGAAACGAGCCCAGCAACGCAAACGTCAAACCTGGCTCGCACTGCCGGCCAGCGGAATAGAAGAGGTAGGCCATGGCAGCAGTACCCCAGAAAGAACGCTCGGCCAAGTCTGCCAGGAAGCGTGTGGCACTTGCCGAAGAGGAATTGAGGCTCAGGGTTCGCCCCGGCACCCGTGAGGCGCTGGCCGACCTGATGGAGTGGTCAGGCATTACTGAGCAGGGCGAGGCGATGACGCTGATGATTCATCACCTGCATGCGCTGGGCGCTTCGAACTGCCAGCCTCTACTGAATCCGCCGCGCCACGAAATCGAGATATCTCAAAACGTGGCGCGGGAATTCCGCAATAAAAGCCTGCTCGCCATACAGAACGATCCGGGCGACGAGATCATTTATCCCATATAAAACCGATCCGATATGGGGTATCAGCAATTTTCTTAAGCGATACGAGCAAAAAGCTGAGCTGACTGACGTGTTGGATCAGCCGAACGGCATCTCCTTTTTCGGTAACGCCAGAAAATGTGATAAGAAAAGGCGCAGTAAAACCTATGCTCTGAACGTGGATTTGAATTGCGTTTCCGAAGCTAACAAGCCGCGCGCCTACTTCATGATCATCATCGAGTTCGGCCTCGAATTCCCTGACGTACTGGCCGAGCGACTTGAACACCCCGATCACAGGATTCTCCTGTTGGTACCGATGCTCCTGTATGCCGTCCATCATTTTTTGAAGCCGTTGTTCATCATATGACATCAACGCATCTCCCATTTGTCCCGGCGAAGTAACCCGTAATACCCCAACCCAAACCAAATTGCCACCACCGGTCACGGAGGGCGGCGCCTGACTGGAGATAATCCATGGACGATGAGTTCTACCTGCAAGACAGCCGCAACCACGCCTACGTCGGCGATGGGTTGTCGTTCTGGGGTTTTGGTGGCTCCGGATATGTCACCGATCTGGCTAAGGCCCAGGTGTTCACCCGGGACGGCGCTTGCGATCACCGCGACACTGACATCCCGTGGCCCAAGGCCTACGTCGATGCCCGGGCGCGTATTGGTGTCGACTGCCAGCGTGTGACGTTGAGCGAGGCGCTGGACCAACACCCTGACGCAGCCGAGTTTTACATCCAGAAGCCGCAGTGCTGGAACGGCAACAACCTGATTTGGCTTTGCGAAGATGGCGTGTTCACAAGCGACCTTTCCAAGGCTGTGGTGGTGCCGAGAGCTCACACCGTCACCTGGATCGGTAAGCTCGGCCAATCAGGCGCGGTGGTCTGGCCAAAGCCCTACATCGACGCGCATAGCCGCCGTTTGGTCGAACGCGATGACGTGAACATCAAGGAAGCCCTGCGCGGAACCGGCATCAAGCTGGCCAAGCCGAGAACGCCCAAAATGATGATGTTCAACTGCGATGGCTGCGGCCGGTTCATCAGTGACGCCCAGCGCTATCGGGAAGACTGTCGGAACTGCGGAACAAGCAACATGCCTTGAGGAGCATCAACGTGAAAGCTTAATGCTGCCCTGCTGCATGAACTGTTCGAACTCAGCAAGCATAGTGACCGCCGTAAACTGCAGCTCCCCGTACTGAGCGGCTATCTCGTCGGACTGAAATGGCCAGTTTTTCTCGTAGAAATCTTCCGCCGCTACCGCCGCTTCATCTTTCGCGATTTGAAGATTACGAACACCTGCTTTGTAGTTGTACTCACGCACACCTACCTCCTTTATCCGGCTCCATGCCGGTTACCCGTGATACTCCATATCAACGAACTGTGCCAGCAGGCGCGATGAAAGCTATTGGGGGGGCGACCCCCCAGTTATCTCTCAAACGGCGCCCAACTATTCGTCATCTAGCTTCAACGTCCACTGATCTTCATTTATACCCCGCGACATATAAATCTCAGGGCAGTGACTACAGAGGTATCGAACCCGATCCTCAGTCAAATTGTTACAACTGGCTATGTATCGGGTAGTTAGAAATGGCCAGTTAGCGTACTCGCCTGCATTTTCCTTCATCCAGTCGAGCACGCGTTTAGTGTCACGTTTATCTACCAGCCATACGTGAGCCTGCTGAACTCCATATAGAGCTAAGCCTGCTACAGCACCGCCAGCCGCCCCCCCCACCGTTGTGGAAATTATGTCGTTTATCAATTCCTGATCCATCAAGCAAAACTCCCTATCTGAATTTGCCGAATATACCCGGTAAGGATCCCTCATGTCCGCACAACAGAAGAAACACCCCTTCGATTTCAAAACCCAATACGGACTCGGCTTCAACCCTCAGGACGATGAGATCGTTGTCGACTTCTTCTGTGGTGGTGGCGGCGCGGGGACCGGCCTGGAAATGGGCCTGGGCCGCACGGTGAACGTGGCAAAGAACCACAGCCCGCAAGCGATCAGCATGCACACCGTCAACCACCCGGGCGCCCAGCACTTCACCACTGACGTGTTCGAGGGTGATCCGGACACGGAGTGCGGCGGCAAGGCCGTGGGCTGGTTCCACATGTCACCGGACTGCACGCATCACTCCCAAGCCGCTGGCGGCCAGCCGCGCAAGCGTGAGATCCGCAACCTGTCGTGGATCGGCCTCAAGTGGGCAGGCATGAAGCGGCCCCGGGTGATCAGCCTAGAGAACGTGAAACAGATCCTGCAATGGGGCCGACTGATCGCCAAGCGAGACAAGGACACCGGCCGCGTCGTCACCCTCGACCAGGTTCCGCACCCGACCAAGAAGGGAGCGACCACCAACCGGGTCGCTGCGCCAGGCGAACGGGTTCCGGTTTCCAACCAGTTCTTGGTGCCTGACGCTAAACAGCGCGGGCGCACCTGGCGCCGCTTCGTGGCCCTGCTGGAAGGTATGGGCTATGTAGTTGAGTGGAAGGTGATCAAGGCCTGCGACTTCGGCGCGCCGACCAGCCGGGAACGCCTGTTCATGATCGCCCGGAGCGATGGGCAGCCGATCGTGTGGCCGGAGCCGACACACGCGAAAAACCCGACCAAGGGCCAGCAGAAGTGGAGGAGCGCCGCTGACTGCATCGACTTCACCGACTTGGGCAAGAGCATCTTCGGCCGCAAGAAGGACCTGGCCCCGGCCACCCTGCGGCGCGTTGCCAAGGGCATGAAGAAGTTCGTTATCGACAGCGCGGCCCCGTTCATCGTGCCGATTGCGAACTGGTCGGGCGAGACGGTGCAGTCCGCCGGCGAGCCGCTGCGCACGATCACATCCTACCCCAAGGGCGGCGCCTTCTCGGTGGTCAGCCCGTTGATGGTTGGGGCCGGCGGCCCGGAGTACTCAGGCAAGCCGGTGGGCATGGACCAGCCGGTTGGCACGCTGATGACCCAGAACCACCGCGCGCTGGCTTCGGCCTGCATTGTCCAGGCCGGGCACGGGGAGGGTTCAGGAGCAAACAAACGTCGATCCTATGGAGTGAACGACATCTGCGGCCCTATCGGCACCGTAACTGCCAGCGGCGGCGGCCAGTCCGTCAGCACAGCGGTGATGATCCAGGCCAACGGCGGATTCAACACCACGCACGCCAAGGGTATGCACGAACCCATGACGACGGTCACCAACACCGGCAGCCAGCAGCAGTTGGCCGTGGCGAACCTGGTGCACCTGCGTGGCAACTGCGATGCGCGGGACGTCAATGACCCGCTTCACACCGTGAGCGCCGGCGGCCAGCACCACGGCTTGGTCAGTGCTTTCATGGGGCGAGCATTCGGCGCCAGCGTCGGCCAGGGCCTGGAAGACCCGGCGCCGACCATCACGGCAGGCGGCGGTGGCAAGAGCTCGCTGGTGTCGCTCACCCTTTCACCTGAACACGAAGCCGGTGCACTACGGGTCGCGGCGTTCCTGATCAGGTACTACGGCACCGAGAACATCAGCGCTTGCGATGCACCCGCGCCGACGATCACCACCAAGGACCGCCTGGCCATGGTCACTGTGATGGTGAAAGGTACGCCCTACGTGATCGTCGACATCTACCTGCGGATGCTGAAGCCGGCCGAGCTGTACAAGGCACAGGGCTTCCCGGCGGATTACATCATCAGCCACGGTGCCGACGGCAAGCCGTTCACCAAGACTCAGCAGGTGCACATGTGTGGCAACAGCGTCAGCCCGCCGCCGATGGCCGCTCTAGCCAGAGCTAATGATCCGTGGGCCAGAGCTTGCGAAAAATTCGATGCCGCGTAGAACTAATCGGCAGACACCAAAACGAGTTTGAGGTAGTCCTCGTCTACCGGGTCGGTCACCACTGCATTTTGACCCCGCGTTCGAATGACACCTATGAACGCTCCTGTCATGTCAAACATGACCTTACCGTAGATCCGATAAAGCTTCTGACCACGATGATCGCTGACGAATCCATCTTTGTTGATTGAGCCGATGCAAGGGGTGCCGGTCTGAAGGTCCGGGTAGACCTTGAAGCGTCGCTCACCGAATCCGCTCTGCCCAGGATGTTCCGCTTGTTTCTCATCTGACAGCAAGTCAGCCATTTGCTGTAACCGAGCAACTGCGCTTGGAACAAGCCACGGATATGGAGTGGCTGCCGTTTGAAGCCTCAGAATGGCCGAACTGACCAAATCTTCATATCCGGTAATTGGGTTCTCGCTTGCCCATGCAAGAGCAGACTCAACCATTTTGATCGCTACCTCTTCATCATTCACGCCACTTCCTCCGAAATAAATCCTGTCCCGAAGCACAGCGCTTCACTGTGCGTTAACGCGACATCAATACCCCATAACCATGTCAAAACGCCATAGCCGCGAGGTATCCCATGCCTACAGAAAACAAACCAGCAGACCCGTTCGGCCCGAACGGCCGCACCTTTCACATTCACCTGAGCGTGCGCGGGGCAATTCGCGACTTCACCAAGCGCCAGCTCAAAGGTATGTTCCGTGTGGATGGCCGTGAATGCACCGCCGATGAGGCGAAGGATCATCTGCTCGAAGCGCTAGCCGTCGGCAAGGAAGTACTGCCATTCGGGCCGCCGTGTGAAGGCTTTGACTTCGCTAGCAAGGGCTGTCCCGGACACGTCAACCCGCCGCCGGTTATGAATTCCCATGATCTGGTAACGATGGAGGCTATATGAGCGACTGGGCGAGGATGTGATCAGTGGACCAAGGCGTTGAGTTACTAGCCCAGAGGAAGGGAGTTGTTTAACTCGCAGCTAACTACTTCGGCCCACTGAATCACTGCCCACAGCTTGAAGGGCGCGCTCCAATGACTTGATAGAGCGCCAGCCGGCAATGCACCTCAATAACAAACATCTGAAATGCGTGCGCGACATGTCATTTCTAGCACAACTCTCGATCTCGTCCAGGATCGATTTCAAGTAAACCTCTCCCCTTCAAAGTCAGCCGCTATAGCGGCAAGGACGAAGTCATGCCTGAAGAAAACAAACAAGACCTGGATGCAGCTGATAGCAAGCTACTCATTCAGGCCGCGCACTCCGCCCGCATCGATATCGAACCGTGCACCTGCGACGATCCTAAGTGGCCTTTCCGGCTGGCTGGCAAGTCCGGTGTCCGTGGACACTGGAACCCGCTCATCAACGACGGGGATGCGCTGCGCTTAGCGGTGGTCATGGGCCGCATGGAGCGCCTGGGCGTGGCCATCCACATAGTCGAGCCGTTCGACGGCGACACCGGGCCGTATACCTACGTGGATGCTGAGCGCTTCGGCGAACACACCATGTACCACCACGCCGATCCGTTCGGGGCAACTCGCCGCGCAATCGTCGAAGCCGCAGCTGAAATCGGGAGAAGGTCATGAGCCGGAGCGGATACAGCGACGATTGTGGTGGTTGGGATCTGATCTGCTGGCGGGGCGCTGTGAATTCGGCGCTCAGGGGAAAGCGCGGACAGGCTTTCCTGGTCGAGTTGCGCGATGCTCTCGACGACATGCCTGAAAAGCGCCTGGTGGCAGACACGCTCGAAGCAGACGGCCAGTTCTGCACCCTCGGCGTTCTCGGTGCAAAGCGCGGGGTGGACATGAGCACCATCGATGCGCATTGCCGAGAGACGGTGTCGGAAGCTTTCGGAATTGCGCCAGCCATGGCCGCCGAAGTCGTGTTCGAGAACGACGAATGTG